ACTGGATTAACATCTGTTGCTGCTGCAACAGATACTGTTACAATTAATCTTGACAACACAGCAGTCACTGCTGCCTCGTATGGTGGCGCAGGTACTGTTGGAACATTCACAGTCGATGCACAAGGTCGCTTGACAGCTGCTGCAAATGCAACAATTTCTATTTCTTCTTCGGCAGTTACGGATTTTACAGAAGCTACGCAAGATGTTGCTGCTGGATTGCTCACTAACGGAACACACAGCGGAATTGCAGCAACATATGATGATGCAAATGCAAAAGTAAATCTTGACGTTGCAGACTTCACAATCACCCTTAGTGGGGATTTGACGGGTAGTGCAACTATTACAAATCTTGCAAATGCAACTCTTACTGCGACAATAGCCGCAGATTCAGTTGCACTTGGTACAGATACGACTGGCAACTATGTCGGCTCTGTTGCTGCTGGCACAGGCGTTTCCGTCTCCAACACCAATGTTGAAGGTGGAACATTTACGGTTGACTTGGCGAACACAGCGGTAACTGCTGGCTCTTATGGATCAGCGGGTTCTGTTGGAACATTTACGGTTGATGCACAAGGTCGTTTGACAGCGGCATCTAATTCAACAATTTCAATTACTGCATCACAAATCAGTGACAGAGCAACCAATCTTGTTACAGGTCTAACTGGAACAGCAAATGAAATTGCGGTGTCAAACTCAGGCGTTGGTGCTGTTACATTGAGCCTTCCAGCCAATGTTACTATTTCAAACAACCTTGTAGTTACTGGTGATTTGACAGTTAATGGCAATACTACAACGCTCAACACAGCAACTCTTGTTGTTGAGGACAAGAATGTTGTTCTTGCTAGCGTTGAAACGCCAACAGACACAACTGCCGATGGCGCTGGTATTACAATCAAGGGCGCAACTGATAAGACATTCAACTGGATTGATGCAACAGACTCCTTTACGGCATCTGAGCATATCAATCTTGCTTCAACAAAAGTATTTAAGATTGCCGGGACAACTGTTCTTAGCGGAACAAATCTTGACAATGTTACTGTCGATGGTGGTACATTCTAAGGAGTCTTGAATGGCTAATGTTGTTAAAATTAAAAGATCAGGCACAGCGAATACTGCTCCAACATCTCTAGAATATGGAGAGTTGGCAATCAATTATGCTGACGGACTTTTATTTTTTAAAGATTCTTCCAACACTATTGTCTCTTTTGACATCAGTGGAACTTTTAACATAACTGAAATTGGTGGGGATTTAAACGACCTTGAAGTATCTGTCGCTATGCAAACCTTTTAAGGGCTAGAACTCATTTTCTGGTACAATTGAATATTATGGATGATGTCAAAATCAATACAAGTAAAACTCTTACACTGACACTTCCAAGTGACCCTGTAAGCAATGTTGTTTCTGTAAGCCTTTATCATGAATTTGGCTCACTTGTATCTGGTCCAACAAATGCAACAAGAACAGGTACTGGTGTTTATACAATAACATATGGTCAACAGGCTTCTGGTATTTATGTTTTAAATAGTGCCGGGAGGTATAGAGTTGATTTTACATACACAATTTCTGGAACGAGCTATACGCAATCTCAATATATTAATGTGTACACACCGTATGTTGATATCGACACCTTCTTTACAGACCATCCTGATTTAGAAAATGATTACTATGAAAAATTTGATAAAATGGAAAAACGTGTAAGGAACATAATTAATACTTTTTGTGGTCAATCTTTTGACTATTATCCAAATAAATATATTGAAATTTCTGGTTCCGGTAAAAACACACTTCACTTGCCGCATCCAATTAGCGGATTAACAAAAGTAACAGTAAATGTTGGAGATGAAGATCAAACAGTAATTCATGATTCTACAGATGCTACTTTAAATAACATTGAAAAGTCTAAAGAACCTCACAATTTTCAATCAAGCTACTATATTCAATTTAAGAGATCTTTTCTCGATAGTGTGCAGACTTTAATAGTTTCATCAAAATTTGATGAAGGTGATGATTATAAAATTGAAGGTGATTTTGGATGGAAATATGTTCCTGACAATATCGTGCAAGCTGCTGATTTATTATTAGAAGATATGATGAATGGTGATTCTGATTATAGAAGGCATGGCATGACAACTGTTGATATGGATATCCTTAAATATCAAGTTAAGGATTCATTCTATGAATCAACAGGTAATATTGAAGCAGATGTATTGCTTATGGATTACACGCTTTTCGTGATGGATTATGTGGTTTAAATGTCCTATCAAACTTTTTTTCGCTTTGCGCACAAATGCGATATTTACACAAAAACAACAGCTACAAATGCTGCCGGTCAAGAGTATGCAACGTTTACAAAATCGGCTACGATAGGCTTTCAATTTCAAGCCCCGACCACTCAATCTACGTCCTCTAGCGATAGAAGATTGTCTCCGTATGTTGATAATTTTTCAAAATATGAAGGAATAGTTCCAGCGATGTATTCTGAGTATATTAGTTATGATAATAGAATTACAAATATAACAGATTCAAAGGGTACTCAAGTTGATACGGACACATATGAGATCGTTGGCATTCAACCAAAATTTACTTTTTCCGGTAAAAAGCATCATGTTGTTGTATCCCTTAGAAGGGTGGTTGAAACATAATGTTTAATATCTCAATTAAAAGTAATTTTAATAATTTAATAAATAAAGTAGATATGATACCGATCGATATGCAATCGGCAGTCGCTGAGGGTGTCGGGGCGGCGCAATCTGATATAGAAAATGTTATCAATACAAATTATCAGAGCGTTGAAATATCTGCATCCAGCGGTGGTGCGGAAGTAAAAATTGTAAATGGCTTTGAAGATAATTCTGATGAGATTAAAAGAATTGTAATGGAAAAAATAAAAATGTCGTACAGGGGGTTGTAATGACTTTGCCAATTTACGATATCAACTCTCATCTTGCACAGGATCAGGATATTGTGACCGCTGCGGGGAGGCAAATGAATTTTTATCCTGTCGTTGCTCCATCCAGTGCAACTGCTCCTTATGTTGTTTATTATTATAATCCATTGATACCAGATCCAGATCGCCATTGGATGAGAAAAGATGTTGTTAGATATTCAATATTTGATACAGATGTAGAAAGACTGTTTTCAGTATCTGAATTATTTATAGAAATTCTTGGCAAGGCAGATACAGTAGCCAAGACAGGTGGTATAGAGGCTACCGGGCAAGACCGTAGGATATTATCATCAATGCAAACAGATTCCAGTCTGGCTGTGCCATTAGAAAAAGAGGGTTGGTATAGGATGAATTTAGACTTTAGAATATGTAATGTATAAAAAAATATATGGTACAATATATGCTGTATGGAATATATTACAATTACCTATGTCGGGAGAACTCCCGGGTATGTGGCGAAAGTAGGAAGTTCCATATATGAATTCGAATGGAATAAATCTCTCGGTATTGGCAAACGCCAAGGAGAGGTAAATCCAAAAGATATTTCTAAGATCGCTAATTGGCGTGATAAGAAAGGTCGGAAAATATTCCGGCTTGATAAAATAGGAGGAAATACAAATGGCAGTTAATGTCGCAAATATTGTCGTTGGTGAGGCAACCATTAAGCTTGGTCCATCGGCTAACGCAACAACGATCGCTGCAATGGATAACTTCGCTGATGTCGGTGCCACACAAAATGGTGTCGAAATTTCATGGGAGCCAGACATTGTAGATATTGAGATCGACCAATTCGGTGATGCCGCAAAGTTGATTCAGTCCAAAGTTAAGGTGATGGTGAAGACCACGCTTGCTGAGGGAACATTGAACAACCTTGCAATCGCTTGGAATTATGATGATGTCACAGATGGTGACGACATCAAGGCAAACTTCGCAGGTTCGGGTGCAAATACAAACACCTTCCTGTTCGGTTCGCAGAACGTGTACCCACGTGAAAAGGGTCTGGTCATTGTTGGCTCAGCCCCCGGATCGTCGGCAGCAGCAATCAAGACTCGTTCCTACTACACAAAGCGTGCGGTTTCGATGGAATCATCGATGATCAGCATGAAGCGTGCAGAGGCAACGATGTTCACTGTTGGTTTCCGTATTCTCCCCAAGACAGAGGATACAAACTACGAGTACGGCAAGATTATCGATCAGCAATAATTGATTGAAAAATCGTGAAGTAGCCCTCGCAGGCTTCTATCTTGTGATAAACTTGATGGGAGAAGCGAGGGCTTCTTTATTTTACAAACAAGGTAGGTAAACAGTAATGAGTGATAATAAGGACATTTTGGCTGGAACTGAAATTCTTTTTGCAGATGGAAAGAAGAGAGTTATTAAGCCTTTGACAATTCGTAATCTTCGTAAGTTTATGAAGATTGTCAAGAATCTTAAGAACGATGAAACTCTTGAGGATGCAGACATTGACGTAATGGTTGAGGCAGCCGCTGTTGCATTGGCTGTCGTCGATCCAGAACTCGCAGGCGATAAGGAGAAGTTGGAGGATGTTCTTGATCTCAAG